ATGGTTTGCAGGGCAGAATGATTTGACTGATGCGTTCCGCAAGAAAGAAGACGTGTACGTCAAAATGGCCTCGCGCATTTATGAGATACCCGAAGATCAAGTGACAAAAGATCAGCGGTTCGTTGGTAAGACTACGATCCTCGGTGCTGGGTATGGCATGGGCGCAACCAAATTTCAGGCACAGTTGAAATCGTTTGGAACTGAAATAGATTTGGATGAAGCAAGACGCATCATTAACATATATCGCCAAACAAATTGGAGGATTGGTCATGTGTGGCGGGAAGCTCAGAACATGGTCGTTCGCATGGCACAGGGTGACTCCTACCAGTTTGGCAGGAAAGGTGTGATAGAAGTCATAGGAAACCGGGGAGCCATCCGTCTACCGTCTAAGCTCCTAATGCGTTATGAGGATCTTGTAGGGGAACAGAACGCAGAGGGTACTGAGTACACGTACAAAGTACGCAAAGGTCGGAAGCGAATCTACGGTGGGAAAGTCATAGAGAATGTTTGCCAAGCCCTAGCACGTTGTGTGATAAGCGATCAGATGCTGTTGATAAACAAGAGATATAGAGCAGTGCTGACAGTCCACGACTCAGTTATCGCATGTGTGCCTGAACCTGAAGCGGAAGAGGCACAACAGTATGTTGAACGGTGCATGAGGTACGTACCGTCATGGGCCAAAGGGTTGCCGCTAGAGTGTGAGAGCGGTATGGCATACTCATATGGGGATTGTGAGTGACAAGTTATTACGAAGAAGACGTGGTGCTAACGTCAGATCATTTTAACCATCGTTTAATATGCCCTATCTGCAATGGGGATAATCTGCATCAGCGAGCCGTGGGGGTTTATCGCCATACTCATAATGATAATCAAGGGGTCTTAATTGCCCCAGACGGAGAGTGCACGGTGCACACCAGATTGCACGCAGACATATTGAATCCCTCTGGAGCAAGGGAGGGTATACGAATTAGTTTTTGGTGCGAGCATTCTTGTAAGACACCTGATTTGTTAATACTTCAACACAAAGGGACTACCTATATGGGGTGGGAAAATGAATCATTAGGTAGCCGACTTTGGCCTAATGAAACATGAGCGCAGCGCCGTGGTCATTCAGTAGGATAAAGGCATTTCAGCAATGCCCTAAGCAGTTCTATCACGAGAAAATAACCAAGCAATATCCGTTCAAACAGACTGCGGCGACGATCTACGGCAACCAGTTTCACAGAGCTGCTGAAAAATACATACGTGACGGTGAAGAGTTAGACCCTCGCTTTGAATATGCACGAGGTGCTCTTGATGCGTTAAACGCTAAAGAGGGTGAGAAGTTATGTGAGATCCGCATGGGGCTAACAAAAGATCTAGAACCCTGTAGGTTCGGTGCGAATGACGTGTGGTTTCGTGGTATCGCAGACTTATTGATATTAAATCGTGATAAAAAGTTAGCATGGGTTGTTGACTATAAGACTGGTAAGAATGCAAAATACGCAGACAAAGGGCAGTTAGAGCTTATGGCTTTGGCTACTTTTAAGCACTACCCCGAAGTGGAGACCATTCGGGCTGGACTGCTGTTTGTGGTGAGCAATGATCTGATAAAGGATCGTTACACCACGGAAGAAGAGGAGAAGTTGTGGACTAAATGGTTCGGTGAGTACAGCCATATGGAAACAGCTTTTGAGAACGATACGTGGAACCCCAACCCCAGCGGGCTATGTAAAGCATGGTGCCCAGTGTTGGAATGTCCACACAACGGAAAAAACTGATGCCGTATAAAAATCCTAAAGACCGTAAGAAACAAAAGAACCCGCCTGTCGGCAGTAAGGCGCATGAAGCACGGATGGAGAGACAGCGTGCGCGACGTGCTATGGACAAGGCTGGACGCGATGCCAACAAGAACGGTAAAGCAGATAAACGTGAAGGCAAAGATGTCAGTCACAATAAGATGTTAAGTCGTGGAGGCAGCAACAAGGATGGTGTTCGTGTGGAGAGCAAGAGCGCCAACCGTAGTCGGAATGGAGAAAAGCCTTTGAGAAAAGCTACCGCTAGACCTCGACGCAGGCAGTGAGCGAAGAGATTAAAGGTGTTTTGGCTGGAGTTGGTATTGCTGCTGGCATATACCTTACAGCGTACATTTTATATTTAGTTTCTAAGTGAGGGGCATAGTAGTCGGGTGAGTGGTGGCATCCGACTTCTCCCGAGGCATGGATAAGCCTTGCTAAAGAAAGGGTGAGATGAAGTGCGTTCCCTCACACATCGTCTGATTGGAGCGATGGGAATGAAGCGCCAATCTCGCCGACCACCACAATCAGTTTCGGGGTATGACCCTTTAGTAATAGGGGGTCTCAACCGGATGCTCGGAACAGGCTAACCCTGTTGCCCTGCCCCATTTTTTAACCGCGTGTAGTGGACAACCACTTCGCGCTTTTTTGCATGAAGGGACAAAACATGGGTAACAGATTTACAGTAGCAGATTTTCAAGCCGAGATAGCGCACACGATGCAGAAGCCGTATCTGCGAGTGAGAGGTGTGACGCTTCCTACCAAGCCGCTCTTAAAAAAGATGATAAACGATGTAGCGCCCGCTGCGGCTAGTCAGTTGTTGAACAGTGTCGTCTATGAAGTATCGGAAGACGTGGTTCTAGATACGACAGCCAAAATCGAAAAAAGCACTCGCAGGCAAATGGTTACTAATTTTTGGGAAGCAAGGATTCCACACGAAGATATGTTTATAGCATGGGAATTGCCTAAACCTGTCGATATGGAGGATAAAGGTGAGCAAGTATTCGAGGGATGGCTGATAACTAAAGTACATGGAGAGCAGGCTCTCGCTATACGTGTCGATAGCCCAGTAGAAACACCAGAGACGTTTTACCGTTATCAATACTACGTCGGTGAAGCAGGTGCAGGTGATAAGAGGTTACACATCACCCACCTTCCCACATCCATTGTTAATACAGGTTACTTCGATGCCGCACAAGACGCGCCGTGGGCGGGTTACGAAGCTGAATATGATAACGGTTCCAAAGATGCGGCGGGGCTAACACTCTTCGAGATATTCAAACGCATTGTTGCTATACCTAAGTTCGGTTCTATTGATCCTGTAACGGGTGAGGCCCACGTAAATTATGACGAGTGGGCGCACGATTTAAGTTCTGATGAAAAGCGTATGCTTAATCAAATCTCTGCTATGCCAACCAGTTTTCCAGAGGGTGACTTCGACCCTCATCTTGGCGCTGCGAGGTTCATGCAAAGTGCTATTGAAGAAGAAAACGTCTATGTAATACTGATGATTAAGTCTTTCTCAAAACTCTTGGGGTTTATAGCCGCACAAAACTTTAACTGGGTGTTCACAGAACCTGTATCTCGCGGCAAACACACGAAGAACATTAGTAGTCGGATGCAACCTCGCAACCGCCACTACAAACTTGAGATCAAGCTACCCAAAGAAAAACAAGTTATAGAGGGCAAGCAAACTCAACGCACCCGTGAGTTTGGTAACGCACTGCATGAGGTGAAAGGTCATAAGAGAGAGTACAAAAATGGGCGAGTGATATGGATTGACGCGCACCGACGCGGCGATGCGAAGTACGGCATCGTCACTAAAGACTACGTGTTAACGAAAGATAAGAAGGGTGATAAATGAAAGTCATAGACAACAAGGCGCTTCTACTGCGGCTACGTGATCCAGCAAAAGTTACCGACGTAATACCAAAGAGTAAGGAGTTATCAGGTAACCGTGTGGTGGTTAACTGGGGTGTGGACGAGGCCCACGTACTCAAGAATCTCGACATTCACGCACCGTCGCCCATCGAAGGCAAGTATAAGTGGACGGGCAAGCACCAGCCGTTCAAGCACCAAAAAACCACAGCAGGGTTTCTGACACTTAACAAACGTGCGTTCTGCTTCAATGAACAGGGTACAGGCAAAACCGCCAGTGCTATTTGGGCAGCAGACTTTTTGATGAACCAAGGACGCATCAACCGTGCTCTCGTGGTCTGTCCTTTGTCGATTATGGATTCCGCATGGCGAGAAGATCTGTTTACTTTTGCCATGCATCGCAAAGTGGACGTGGCTTACGGTACGGCTAAGAAGAGAACGCAGATAATAGAGAGCGATGCGGAGTTTGTCATAATAAATTATGACGGTGTGGCAATCGCATCCGAAGCTATCGCCAACGGTGGGTTCGATCTGGTCATCGTGGACGAAGCAACTCACTATAAAAATGCACAAACTGATCGCTGGAAAACACTCAACAGTCTGCTCGGCCCTGACAAGTGGTTATGGATGATGACTGGCACCCCCGCTGCACAGAGTCCACTGGACGCATACGGTCTGGCTAAACTTGTTAACCCGAAAGCGGTGCCACGTTTCTTTGGTTCTTTCCGTGACCAGACCATGATAAAGGTCACAAATTTCAAATGGGTGCCTAAGCCCAACGCTACAGAGACAGTCTTCAACGCATTGCAGCCAGCAATACGGTTTACCAAGGAAGAGTGTCTTGATCTACCTGACATCATATACACAACTCGTGACGTACCGCTCACTCGTCAGCAGGATAAATACTACAAAGAACTAAAAAATCGTATGGTCATGGAAGCTGCAGAGGAAACCGTCACAGCAGCTACAGCGGCGGTCAACATGAATAAGCTGTTACAGATAAGTTCTGGTGCGGTGTACACCGACGATAAAGAGGTGGTGGAGTTTGACATCAAGCACAGATACAAGGTTCTGCGCGAGGTGATTGACGAATCCAGTAAGAAAGTTTTGATATTTGTACCGTTCAAACACACGATCACACTGCTTGCTGAGAAGCTACGTAAAGACAAGATACCTACTGAGATTATTAGCGGGGCAGTCAAGGCTGGTGACCGCACCCGCATCTTCAAAGAGTTCCAAGAAACAGATACCCCACGAGTGCTGGTCATTCAACCGCAAGCGGCAGCGCACGGCGTTACGTTAACCGCTGCGAACACAATCGTGTGGTGGGGGCCAACCAGTTCGGTGGAGACTTACGCACAAGCGAACGCTCGTATTCACAGAGCAGGACAGGATCACAAATGTACGATTGTACAGTTACGAGGATCGCACATAGAAAAGCGCGTATACGCACTTCTAGATAACAAAATAGACACACATACAAAAATTATTGATCTTTACAAGGAAATACTTGAATAACGCATAGTTCACCATTATATTGTCTTTCTCGGCAATGGAAGGACGAAAACATGGCTGATGCGAAGAACGTGGGAGACATACCTGTGCTGAAACTGACTCGGGCTTACCTGAATCTGAAAGCAGCAAGGGATGAGCTATCCGCTGAATATAAAGAGGCTGACGAGAAACTTGTCGGTAAGCAAAATAAAATCAAGAGCGCGTTGCTCGGGTATCTGAAAGAGAACGACATCAAGAGCGTTAAAACTGATGCTGGTACGTTTTACCGTAGCGTAAAACAAAGGTATTGGACTTCTGATTGGGAGTCGATGCACCAGTTCATCATGGAGCATTCGGTGCCAGAGTTTCTTGAAAAGCGTTTGCACCAAGGAGCAGTTAAGCAGTTTCTGGAAGAGAACCCTGACTTACTGCCGAAGGGATTGAACGTGGATTCTGAGTATGCGCTAACGATAAGGAAAGCATGATGGAGCAGTTAGTACCCATAGAAGATGTTGCGAAGCACTTTGGTGTGTCATTATCCACGACCCGTAAATGGGTTCGGGATGGGGTCATACCAGAGAATACCTACATCAAAATAGGGCACACTCAAAGATTTGCGCTGGCGAGTATCGCAGAAGCTCTGTTGAAAGGCAGCGCAGATGAGGGAGCACCAGCAGAAGAAGGGTTCAACCCGACTGACTTTGATCCTGACGAAGATGTGTAATGCGTCGAGTCAGTTTACTGGGTAACAAGTTTACTGGGTTAGATCACCAACCGGACAGCAGGTCAATAGACGTAATCATCGTGAATGCAGCAGGAGTATCCCGCGCATATTACAAAGATGCTTTCGATCCAAACGCCAAACGCTTTCCGACTTGTTGGTCTAGCGATACTCAGAGACCCGCACCCGAAGTGCCAGATGGACAGAAACAGAGCGCACGTTGTATGGACTGTGCTAACAACATAAGAGGATCTGGCGACGGACAGGGTAGGGCTTGCAGATTTAGTCAACGTCTAGCAATCGTTGAAGAGCGTGCGTTAGATACGGTGTACCAACTGCAAGTACCTGCCACGTCGATATTTGGTAAGGCCGTAGGTAGAAGCTCCATGCCTCTACAAGCGTACGCCAAATTTTTATCTGGGCATGGAACGCCCAGTGCAGCGGTGGTGACGAGAATAAGTTTTGATGCGGCTAGTGCTGTGCCAAAGCTGTTCTTTTACCCACAACGACCACTAGAAGAACAGGAACTGATTTTAGTTAGAGAGATAGTGGATGCAGATGACACGTTAGCGGCAATCGCTTTCGACATCACACCACACAACCGTGAAGGTTCGCCCTTCACTGCGACTGAAGGGTTCACGATAGCCAACTAGGAGACCAATATGGCTGACGATTACAAGTACTACACGATAGAGAACGTCGAGGCTCTATACCCAAAACTCGATACCACATACAAGTTCGATCAAATGGCTAATAACGGCAAAGGTGCTTCTGTGAAGTGCGATGCTTTGGATGACAATGCTGCATACGAAATGTCCTTTGTCATGGATGCAACGAAAGCTAAGGCGCTACATAAGGCGATGGCTGTCGCTTACAAAGCTGAGAAAAAAGATGGTTGGCCTGATAAGTTTCCTAACCCGCTGAAAAAGCAGGAAGGTGGTCGCTGGGTAGGTAAGGCCAGATTGAAAGGCGCATACGGCAGCGACAAGACAACGCCTCCACTGCAAGTCGATGCTCAAAACAATAAGCTACCGTCAGACTTCCAACTGACCACAGGCAGCATTGTAAACGTGGCATTTACGTTTGTGCCATACGCTATCAACGGTTATGGCGTTAGTTTGAGGATTAACGGCGTACAAGTCATCGACTACAAGCCTTTAGCGGCACGTTCGCCTTTCGGCGTCGTAAACGGCGGCTTTGTAGCGCAACCTGATAACCCGTTTAGTGATACAACTCGTAGTACGATAGATGCGCCTGAAGATGATAGCGATGACATTTTCGGTGACGAACCAGACACCTCTCAAGTAGAGGAACCAAAAAAGGTCGTGAAGAAATCTGCCCCCGCACCCAAGGAAGATGACGACGATCTGAGTGCCATTGTTGAAGGTTGGGATGACTAACCACTAACAATCACTCCGCTGTGACTAGGGGTTCTCCTTTCCCCGAAAAAGATGCGCCGACATCTCTGTCACAGCGTACCCTCGGCATTGGGTGCAAGCATGAATACGATAGAATTTTTACACTGGGTGCTACCCCCAGAGGGGACGTATGTCCTCTTTCGGAGCAACTCAACATTAGGCAGACATAGGCAAGTATATTTTCAGTCGCTGGATGAACTAGCAGAGGCGGCTGACTACTACGACTCAGAAGGTTGGGACACCTATTTCGCATTAGGCAACTTTGCGAGAGATACCCGTCGAGCAGAAGACGTTAAACAGCTTAAATCTTTTTTCCTAGATCTAGATTGCGGAGAAGATAAAGCAGCCGAAGGCAAAGGGTTTGCCACGCAGGGGGAGGCGCTACGCAGGCTGCAAGATTTCTGCACATCTTTGGAGTTACCAAAACCTCTTATAGTTAACTCTGGGCGCGGTATGCACGTCTACTGGGTTCTATCAGAATCTATACCAGTAGAGCAGTGGAAGCCGGTAGCCGAACAGTTCAAACGCAAGTGTAGAGACTTTGGATTAGAGATAGATCCAGCAGTGCCAGCAGATGCTGCGCGAGTGCTACGGGTAGTGGGCACACACAACCACAAACCTGAAACGCCAGCGCCAGTAGAACTCGTCAATAAAAAACCTAACGCGATTAACTTCGATTTCTTTGCCAGCAAAATAGGTTTGGACACGATACCAGTGCCCCAGAAACGCATAGCTGAAGAGGGGCCAGCCAACCTACGCGAAGCGATCATCCAGAACCTCAAGTACAGTTTCAAAGACATTCTCTTAAAATCATCTAGCGACAAAGGGTGTAAGCAACTAGCTCGTATAATCAAAGGTCAAGCAGAAGCAAGTGAGCCGATGTGGAGAGCAGGGTTGTCCATCGCTAAGTTTTGCGAAGACGGTGACAAAGCCGCACAGAAAATATCTGAGAAACATCCCGAATATACGCCAGAACTAACGCTCGAAAAGTTGGATCTAATTAAAGGCCCGTACCGTTGCACTACATTCGATGAAAACGAAGGGGGTATATGCACTGACTGCCCACACTGGGGCAAGATCAGTTCACCGATTACACTGGGACGTAGGGTATCAGAAGCAGAAATTAACGAAGACGGTACATATGCAAATGACTTTCAGGATCAGCAACTACAAACAGGTCAAGGTACGCTACTTGGAAAGTTGGCATGTCAGGATGTTTCTACACAACACGTTATACCTTTATACCCTCGCCCATACTTTCGCGGTCAGAACGGCGGTGTGTACGTCAGGAACATAACCCCAGACGGAGAGGC